CTCCCATATGAATGGGGTAGGTTCTAGGGATACCTTTTTACCCTTCTCATCTACCGGGTTGGACATCTCCACTGTACCAAACACCGCTCTCACACGCTTAGTTTGCTTGATAAGTTCTTGCAGTTCAGGTTTCAGTGCCTTGAAGTCCTTGACATATCCCGCTGGCTTACCACAATTAAACCCACCGAAATTATCCTTCAGATCAAGTTCAAGATTATCAGCCATAAGTGTTTTGACAAAGCCGTCAGAAGTCCACCGCTTGTACATAAAACGCTGCAAGAACGCACGAATTTTAATTGATGGGGCGTAGTACGTCGGGCCATCAGGAATATCCAGCTTGTACGTACCGCCTTTTACAAGGATGGCCTCGTCACCCAAAATAGGGGAGTGATTGATACGCATACGGGCAAGGGTGCTTCCCTTGCTACCTGTACCTTCACTAGCAATGCCTGTTAGCTTGGCCATTGCTGCATAGTTGTTAGTGTCGATTGTAGTAACCTGTGTCATTTATTTCTCCTTTTCTTCAGTTTAAGAGTCGTAGTTATATCATGTTACGTCTTTAGTGTCAAGCCAATTTGGCCCGATTTTAGCCTCTAATAGTAGAGGTACATTGAACACCATACCCCAACGCATAGTAATCAGGCCCGGTAGTTCTTTGTTTGTCTGTGTAATAATATCTACTACACTTCTTTCTTCATCTGGATGAACATCTATGACGATGGAATCGTGTACAGTATTTACCACGCATGATTGCATATTCTCCAGAAGTTTATCAATATGCAATAAGGCTATAGGCACAATGTCTGCAGTAGCAAATGATTGCACTGGGTAGTTCTTTATCTGAGTAAAGTTACTAACCCTACCATTTGCATTGCGTTTCACATCAGGGAAGTCAAACTGCCGACCAGACGGAGTAGTAATTCTCTGTGTGCTTATAGCCTCTTTAGCCAGTTTGGAGTGCCATAACCCGATACCTTCGTACTTTTTCGTGAAGTGTTCGTAGTATGCTGCCTCCGCTGGCGTTCTCCCAAAGCCTGTTGCGCCATAAAGCGGTGCAAACGTGTGAGCCTTTGCAGTCTGCCTATCCGTAGGCTGACCAGCATCGGTAATAACTTTAGCGGTGTAACTGTGTACATCAAACCCAGTAGATACTTCGTCAATTGCAACTCCGTCTTGTGATAGATATGCAGCAGCCCTGAACTCAAGCTGTGCAAAGTCTGCTTCCATAATCTTGCCATCATTGAAACGTGACACGAATACCTTCTTCACAGGGAAAGTGCCGCCACGTGGCATGTTCTGCATGTTAGGGTCTGCACTAGACAGACGACCTGTAGATGCTCTGTGCTGGAGTAGTCGTACATGCAGCTTGCCATCTTGCTTAGTGTAAATACGTATACCGTCAACAAACGATGACAGGTAAGTATCAACCGCCGACAAGCGTCGGACTTTTGACAGGAACTCTTCCGCATCTGTCATTCCCTTGACACGTGCTGATTTCTCTAGCGTCTCAAGGTTCTGCTTGCTAGTGCTGAAACCATTCGCACTAGCCCACTTAGCAGACGGGGCTTTGAATCTAAGACCCGCAACAGTACCAGTATTATCAAGCCTATAACCATTAGCGTTGCATACCGTGCAGCGATTGGGTTTTGCATAAGGTGTTCCATCTTTCCTTACCTTTCTTATGTGTCCGGTACCATTACAATCATGGCACTGTACTGCTTTAGTTTTGTACAGGCGTTCTGTGCCTGCAGATATCATGCGGTCAAACTCTGCACCGCTCATGTATGGCTCAATTGCATTGCCCCATGCTGGCTTGTCTATGACCTTGCGGCTGTATATTACCCAAGACAATTGCTCTGGGCTATTGAGATTGATAGGGGTATCCCCCATGAGTGTACGTACATGCTGCTGTAAGTCACGCTCAAGATCGTCACGCTCCTGCTCAAACTGCTGTCGCACAGTATCAAGCACAGACAAATCGACAGCAAAGCCTCGCTGATATATACGAGCAAGGCAGGTAGCAACTTGATTTGTTAGATCAACAGTGCTTAGTAGACCACTGTCTTCCTTACTATTTAGTCGAAGCATAAGACGATCTGCCAACTGCTGCGTAGCACCAAGATCAGACGACAAGTAGGATACCAGTACGTCCCACGGTATCTCACGTGTGTTGTACCCTTTAGAGAAGTACTCCTTCAGAGTGTCCTGCTTTCTAGTGTCAAGAGCATAACGATCTGCACATGCCTCTAGTGACAGCGGCTCCTTCACACCACGCTGCAGTACGTACTCAGCAAGCATCGTGTCAAATACAGGACCGTCGTACTTGAAGCCTGACTCCCAAAGCCACAGCAAATCGTGTGCTGCATTGTGCATGATAAGTACAGTAGCCCTATCCAGCCACTCTTGTACGACTGTGTGGCCATCTACATCTGCTGGCACATCGTTATGGTCAAAGGTGACAAGGCACTCTACCCCTTGGTCATCCAGCATGCCCACCATAGTCAGGGAATTGTCTGGCTCAAACGGGTCCATGTGTGTCTTGCCGTCACGCTTGGTAACGGTGTTCTCTACATCAAGTGTTAGCTTCATCTTTAATCCTCACCTTTACTATGTTGGTTAAATCCAGAGGTATCTGGAAGAAGTATTCGCCCTTGTACACATACTTATTCGGAACCTCGACAGGTGTCAAGTCCTTTACGTCCTCAGACAAGAAGGTAACAGCGCAATCAAGCTGCTTGTTCCATATGTAGAACAATGTGGGTTGGGCAAAGAACTTCTGTTTGCGTTGCGGTAGCTGCACAGTCTCGTAAGGGAACGTGCTGCCACTCCACACTACCTTGACCTCACACTCTACATAGATAGATGTACCATCCTTCGTAGCGATCAGGTCTTGTGCATACCTATCAGGGTGCGGCTCTACTGTGTATCCAGTCAGTTCTAGGTGCTGCTGTGTACGCACACGGGCGGGATTGTCGTAACGCTCAAAATCCTCTGGGTTAAATCGTTTGGTTCTCATTCTTCGTACCTCGCTGTCAAGTAGTCGAGGTTACAGTTTACCATACCGTGCCAACCATTCAACTTGTTCTTGACTATGTTGATGTGACGCAGTGGGCTGTCTTCCTCTTGCCCTTCAACAGAAGGTGACTTACCTATCAGGATCATCAGGTCAGCTTCCGCTGCCTTACCTGTACGGCTACCTTCCATCATGGACTGGTTAAGTTGTGAGCGTCCTTCTGCCTCTGCTGATAGCTGAGACATGTAGAACACGGCGCAGTCATATGTCTTGGCAATCTGCCTAGCGTAGATGGCGCATGCCTTGAGTGCCTCGTCCTGTCGTGCAAAGGAACCCTGCACACCGAACTTGTCACCCATGTCAAGCACAAGAACATCAGGCTTGTACGACTTGCATACGGACTCAACCCATGCCATGTCACGGCCACCTGCTTCCTTGATCTTGATGTTGTTCATCACTGGCTCATACATAGCCTGTGCCTTAGACATGTTGTCCCGTACCTCACGGGCTGACATGCCAGCGGCAGCAGTAAGATACCTAGCACCGACACGGTGTGTAGGTTCTTCGTTACACAAGATGATGCACTTGGCACCCTGATGTGCAAACCCACCCGGACCAGCGATGATGCTGGCATGGAAGGATGTCTTACCTGTGTTGGGCCGTGCGCCTACTTCAATAAGCTGACCACCTGACACACCCTCTACTTTGCGTGTCACTGGACCTATGTTGAATGTCCAACGTGCTTCCAGTTCAGCTTTAGCCATGAGTGTTTCAATAGTGATGTCGTCCCACTCAATATTCAAGTCAGGGATGAAGTCACCCCCGTAACGCTCAAGTAAGTTACGTAAGGACTCAAGGCTACCCGCATCACCATTGACCATATCAAAGCCAATGTTTGCTACGTCCTCACCTACCACCTGTTGGAACAGCTTGGACAACACCTCTTGTGCTACGTCACCGCCCATAGGCTCCTCACGTTTGACCTGTGCAAACAGGCTAGAGTATGCCTGCTTCTGTGCTGTGGTCAGCGTAGGATTGTTTGACATGAACAGGGCTTCGATCTCATCCGGCGTAACACTACGCTCGTACCTGTCCATAGCAGTATCTATGGCCTGCTTGATCTTCCGCACGTCCTTACTGAACAAACGCTGCGGACACTTAGAGCCACGATGGTCATCATAGAATGACTTGTCCATCAGGCTCCTAATTATTGATAATTCCATGAAGGTTCTCCATATCTGTCGGGTTACGATATTTCAAGTCGTCGGTTAGTCTGAGGACACGAACATCGTTGACATGCCCTCGTAATTCCTTTGCCATAATCAAAGTCTTCGGCAGCGCATCGGGGTCTAGCGCAATGATTGCTGTTGAGAACTGCGAGAGATACCCTTTATGCGTCTCTTGCAATGACGTGCCTAGAAGCGCAACCCCGACAAAGGTGCCGTAACCAACAACGGCTGCACTCAAGCAGTCCTCAACAACTACGGCGACTTTACCAC